CGGACAACGTGATGAAGATCGGTGGCTGGTCGTATGGCGCTGTCGCCTATCGCATCATCCATGAAGGCGTCGCCAACCCGGCGCTGCAAGGCACGTGCTACGCCACGGGCGGATTTCAGGTGGGCTCCTCCAAGGCGCTGAAAACGAAGTTCAAGCGCGTCCGCGCCGGGCTTGCCACCGTGTGCGCCATCGAGACGGCGAGTTACGTCTACAAAAAGACCTACAACCCCGATGGCCGTCGCCGTCTGGGCGTGATTGCCGAACAACTGGAACCCCTGATCCCCGAGGCCGTCAGCGAAGACGGTGCCGGTCGCAAGACCGTGGATTACGCGCAGATCACGCCCGTCTTGATTCAAGCCATCAAAGAGCTTTCCGCACGCGTCGACGCACTCAACGCATAAACCCAAAAGGTACTTTTACCCATGGCACCCAACGCACGCATTCGTACCATCGCCGACGGCATCACGGCCGAGATGATCGCCGAGCAAACCCACCTCCTTTACGATCCGTCGACCGGCAGCGGCGTGGTCTCCTTTCAAGCTCGCGAAAGCCTGTTCGTCAACAACGCGTATCAGCCGTTGAACGGCGACTACGACGTATTGCAGGTCACCATTGCTGACATTGCACCGCGGTGCTTTGGTGTCGGCACCGACCCCGTGACCGGTGCCGATTTGTCGAAGGTATCGACGGCTGGCTTAGCGCTAGTCATCAAGGCGGCATATGACGCGCTCTACAACGAGCGCGCGGCCGTCATGGCGGCGCACGCCGCTGCTGCCGCGGCGTCACTCATGCCGGCTCCGGTATCGGAAACGGCAGTCGGCTGATGTCGGGCTATCGCAATGGCGCCGCTGTCGATGCCGACAACCTTTTTGATACCGACATCGTCGGCGACGGGCCGCAAGCCGAGAACTTTCGCCTCTCGAACGGGGTGGGTTTGAAATACGCCGCCGCACCCTACGGAACACCAGGACCGAATTTCGGTTACCGCAACAGTGCCGGCGTCGACAACGGCCCGCGATGGACGACCAGGGGCACGGCCGTCTATAGCCTGCCCATCAACGGCAAGCAATATAACGCGGGCGACGTGGCGGGTAATCGGCAAACGGCGCAAGCCAACATTTACTTCAACGTCGCGACGAACGGCACGTATAACGTCACGGGTTACCGTGCACACGCCGCCGCCTCGGGCACGATACCGGCGGGAAACACGGTCAACGCGTCCGGCACATGGAACACCTTCGGGCTGGCCGTCTCGGCGGTGCAAGTCGCGTTCAGTGGGTCGTGGACGCTAAACCAGTCGTCAGGAACCACCAGCGGGAGCTTTGGCAGTGCATCGAACTGGCTGTCCTGCAGCGCGGCGCAGCAGGCGGGCTTCGGGCAGACCGTCGGATTCCAAGGCGGCTCCAAAGACCAGAGCGGCGCACTCACCATACAGTTCCGCAATGCTTCAACGGGACAGGTTTTATCGACGACGACCATCACGCTGACCTGCAGCGTTGAGGGCTCCGTCTAAGCAGAAATTCAACGAGAGCGCGGAGCCGCTTTTACACGACACGCCGTTTATCGATGTACCAGCCCACTGGTACATCGGCCGCGCCTAGCCCTCGCGCGCATGGCATTAGCACCATGCCGGCATGGATCAGCTCGTCGAAATCTTGCGTCTGCTGCAGAACCTGCTGCGCTTCGGCACGATCGCCTCCGTCGATCATGACGCAGGCTTGTGCACGGTAAGGACCGGTGCGCTGCTGACGCGGCCGATGCCGTGGTTTGTGGAACGTGCCGGTGACGCCAGCACGGGCTGGGACCCGAGCATCGGCGAGCAGGTGATGGTGTTCTGTCCCGGCGGGGATACCGCGCGCGGTGTCGTGCATCCGGCGATCTACTCCAACGCGGTACCGCGCCCGGCCGGCAGCGCCACGGCCAAGGTCACCACGTTCCGCGATGGCGCCGTCTTTCGCTATGACCCCGAGTCGCATCAGCTCACCGCGACGCTGCCCGAGGGCGGCAAGTCGCATGTCACCGCCTCCGGCGGCATCACTCTCGCTGGCGATACCCGGATCGTCGGCAAGCTCTCGGTCACCGACGACACCGACCTCGGTGCCACGCTGCACGTCGCCAGCGATGTCACCGTCGATACGAAGCTCACGGCGACCATCGACGTCACCGGCGGCGGCAAGAGCGTCAAGGGCCACGCTCACCCCATCGAAGGTCCTGTTACCGGAGCGCCGCTGTAATGCGCGGCATGGATCGCACCACCGGCAAGCCGCTCGACGGGCTCGCGCACCTGCAGCAGTCGATCGGCGACATTCTCGGCACGCCGGTCGGTTCGCGCGTCATGCGCCGTGATTACGGCTCGCTGCTGCCGCGCCTGATCGACCAGCCATTCAACACCGCCACAAAAATCCGCCTGGTCGCCGCCGTCGCCACCGCGTTGATGCGCTGGGAACCGCGCGTCCAGTTGTCGCGCGTGTCGATGGCTCTGGGCGACCAGCCCGGCCAGGTGGTGGTGACGCTCGAAGGCGTGCGCACCGACACACCCGTCGCCCAGCCCGCCGCGATCACCGTCCCCCTGCAACTCAGCGCCGTGCCCTAACGGCATCACCCGAGGATTCACCATGCCCAACGATTACCACCACGGCGTCCGCGTTGTCGAAGCCACCAGCGGTGCGCGCACCCTGACGGTCCCCTCCACTGCCGTTATCGGCCTGGTCGCCACCGGCGAGGATGCCGATGTCGCCGCGTTCCCGTTGAACACCGCCGTGCTGGTCACCGACGTGCAGGCGGCCATCGGCAAGGCCGGGTCAGCCGCCATGGGCACCTTGCTGCCGGATCTGCAAGCCATCAACGCGCAGACCAAGCCGATCGTGATCGTCGTGCGCGTGGCCAAGGGCGTCGACGAAGCCGCCACCAGCAGCAACGTGATCGGCACGACCGACGCCAACGGCCGGCTCACCGGCATGCAGGCGCTGCTCGGTGCGCAGGGTCGTCTCGGCATCAAGCCGCGCATCATCGGTGCACCTGGTCTGGACACGCCGGCCGTGAGTGTCGCGCTGGCCATCGTGGCAAAGAAACTGCGCGGCATGGCCTACGTGCACGCCCACGGCGCCACCAGCGTCACCGAGGCCATCGCTTACCGCGCCACCTTCAGCCAGCGCGAAGTGATGGTGATCTGGCCCAACGTCATGGCCTTCGATACCGTCGCCAATGCCGACGTCGAAGTGCCAGCCGTCGCCTACGCGCTCGGCTTGCGTGCGCAGATCGACCAGGACCAGGGCTGGCAGAAAACCATCAGCAACGTCGCCGTCAACGGTGTCACCGGCATCAGTCGTGACGTGCACTGGGATCTGCAGGATTCGGCGACCGATGCGGGCGTACTCAATGCCGCCGGCATCACCACGCTGATCAACACGCAGGGCTTCCGCTTCTGGGGCAACCGCACCTGCTCGGATGATCCGGACTTCGTCTTCGAATCCGCCACACGTACCGCGCAGGTGTTGGGCGACACGATCGCCGACGGCTTCCTGTGGGCTTCGGACAAGTCGATGTACCCGAGCCTGGTGAAAGACATCATGGACGGCATCAACGCCAAGTTCCGTGACCTCAAGACGGGTGGCTACATCCTCGGCGGCAGCGCCTGGTACGACGCCAGCGCCAACGACCAGAGCACCCTCGCGGGCGGCAAAGCCGTCGTCGACTACGACTACTCGCCGGTGCCGCCACTGGAGGATCTGCTGCTACGCCAGCACATCACCACCTCGTACCTGGCTGATTTCGCCGCCGCGATCAACGCCTGACTTAAGTTTGGCCGCTACGGCGGTCGCGCGTCCCCGCACCTTAGAGGAACCCCGCCATGGCACTGCCCAGCAAGCTCAAAAATTTCAACGTGTTCAACGACGGCGTCAACTACGCCGGCAAGGTGCCCGAGATCACCCTGCCCAAGCTCAGCCGCAAGATGGAAGAGATCCGCAGCGGCGGCATGGACGGCGGTGTCGAGGTCGATCTGGGCGGTGAACTGCTCACGCTGGAATA